GGAGGGGAGTGATGGAAGAGGGTGTTTTCAGCCTCATGTACCGCCGCATTCGGGAGGATATGGAGCCATTGGCGGATTACCTCGTACGGGGCGGGGCCAAGAACTACGAGGACTATGTGAGGGTGTCGGCAAGATACGCCGCGATGGTTGATATCGAAGACGCCATAAAAGAGCTAGAAAAGCGGTTTATAGAGCAGTAAGCTGCCAACCATTCGCGGATTGTCCGTGCACGGCAACGGTGGGCCGAAAGCCACTGCAGAGGTGACTATGTATACCGACAACAAGATCGAGGACGAAGTTCTCAAAGCGAAGCTACCGGAACCAGTGGGGTACAAGATCCTCATCGCTGTTCCTGAAGTCAGCGAAAAGACCGAAGGTGGCGTGTTCGTCCCCGACAGTCTCAAACAGGCGGAAGAGACCGCCTCCATCATCGGCTACGTCATCAAGGTTGGTGTTGAGGCCTATTCCGACGCCGCCAAGTTTCCAGACGGCCCGTGGTGCAAGGAGGGGGATTTCATCATCTTCCGCTCCTATTCCGGAACCCGGTTCAAGGTGATGGGGAAAGAGTTCCGCATCATCAATGATGATACCGTCGAAGCAGTTGTGGAGGACCCTCGCGGGTATAGCAGAGCATGAATAAGTCAGTGGAAAACGACGACTTCGAGATTGAGGACGACAAGTTCGAGATTGAAATCGAGGACGACACGCCTGAGAAAGACCGCGGCAAGCCCCGCCGCGCCGAAGGCGTTGCCCCCGACGTCCCCGAGGACGACGAGCTGGAGAATTACAGCGAAGGCGTCAAGAAGCGCATCAGCAAGCTGAAGTACGAGTTCCACGAGGAACGGCGTGCTAAGGAGGAAGCTGAGCGCATCCGCGAGGAAGCTATCCGCTTCGCTCAAACGCAAAAGCGCGACGCTGACGACATGCGTCAGCGTTTGAGCGAGGGCCAAGGCGCCGTCGTCTCGCAGGCCAAAGCCCGCGTTGAGACGCAGCTCGACAGCGCCAAGACGAAGTTCAAGCAGGCCTACGAAGCGGGCGACGCTGACGCGATGCTCGAGGCTCAGACAAATCTGAACAACTTGCAAAACGAGATGTACCGGCTGGCAAACTACAAGCCTCAGCCGGCGCCAGCGTCCAGTCCAGCCTCGCAAGCGAACGCCCCTGCGCCCTCCCCGCAGGTGCCGCGACCGTCTCAGCGTTCGCTGGACTGGGCACAGAAGAACGCTTGGTTCCAGACGGATACCGAGATGACAGGTTACGCGTTTGGAGTGCACGAGAAGCTCGTAAAGAGCGGAGTTGATCCTAACAGCGAAACGTATTACACTGAGATTGACGCTGCGGTTCGCCGCACGTTTCCTGCTAAGTTTGATGCGCCTGAACCCGAGGTTAGGACGCAGGCCCGTCAGACTGGTTCCGTGGTGGCTTCGACGGCTCGTTCGTCGCACTCACCAACCAAGATCGTCCTAACCCGGTCCGCGGTGGCTCTCGCCAAGCGCCTTGGACTGACACCTCAACAATACGCGGCGCAACTGATGAAGGAAAAGACCAATGGCTGATCGCATCCCACGCACCCAAGAGACCCGCGAAGCAACGCAACGCAAGTCCACGTGGAAACGGCAGTCCGTTATCCCTGCTCCCGAACCTCGCGACGGACTCAAGTTCCGTTGGGTTCGCACATCCTCCTTGGGCAATATGGATAACATGAACGTCTCCCGCCGGTTCCGTGAAGGATACGTGCCGGTCAAGGCCGAGGATTTTCCTGAACTCAAAGTTCTTTCCGATGTGGGCTCACGCTTCAAAGGGAACATCGAGGTTGGGGGGCTGATTCTATGCAGCATCCCTGCCGAAATCGCAGAAGAACGTATCCAAGGGCAACTATATGAGGCTCAGGCCCAGATGGACGCCGTGGACAACAACTATCTGCGCGAATCCGACCCTCGCATGCCGGTTCTTCGTCCGGAGCGCTCCACTCGCCAGACCAACTTCGGCAAGTAATACTTGCCTCCCTGAAACCCGTTCTTAGGAGAGAGACATGGCCACTGTTGCCACTCCCTACGGCCTCCGCGCAGTCCAAGCGATTGGCGGACGTTCGTTCAGCGGCGGGACCATCCGCGAATACAAGGTGGCGGCAAACAACGCCGCCGCTATTTTCAACGGTGATCTCGTCAGACTTAGCACTGCAGGTCTGCCTTCGGCAGTCGGAGCTACCCCGGTAGCTGTCAAAATTCCGGCCACGGCCGCGGACGCGACTGCAGGTATTGTTGGTGTTTGCGTTGGCGCACGCTACGTAAACGCCGAAGGGCAGCCCACGGAAAACCAATTCCTGCCGGCAAACCTTGTCACTGGCGGCGCCACTGAGGTGTTCGTCAAGGTGATGGATGACCCTGCGGCTCTGTTCCAGATCAAGGGCACTGCTGCTCTGGGCACGCTCAACTCGGGCACTGCGGGCTCCGGTTGGCCGGGCGCGATCGGCAAGAACGCGCAGCTGGGTTTCGGTACGGCCGGCCTGACGTCGACTGGCAATTCGGGCATGAGCCTGATTGTCGGCAGCAATGGCGCAGGTCTTGTCGTGACGGCCACCCACGCCGTGCGTATCGTGGATATCGTCAAGGGCACTGAGTCCGACACGTATCCGGAGTTCATCGTCAAGCTGAATGTCGGGGTTCACTCCTACGACAATTCGCTTGGCGTATAAGGAGGGTCATTGAATGGCTACTATCTCACGCGCACAGGCCCTCAAGGAACTTCTCCCGGGCCTAAACGCGCTGTTCGGTCTCGAGTACGGCAAGTACGAGAACGAGCACGCGGAAATCTACGACACTGAAACTTCGGAGCGTAGCTTCGAGGAAGAAGTGAAGCTGTCGGGCTTCGGCGCGGCACCAGTGAAGTCCGAAGGGGCTTCCATCAACTACGACACGGCTCAGGAGGCCTTCACCGCTCGTTACAACCACGAGACGGTGGCCATGGGTTTCTCGATCACCGAGGAAGCGATGGAAGACAACCTGTACGACTCGTTGTCGGCTCGTTACACCAAAGCGCTTGCTCGCGCGATGGCGTACACCAAGCAGGTGAAGGCGGCTGCGCTGCTGAACACCGGCTTTACCACCTTCCTGTCGGGAGATGGTGTCAGCCTGTTCAATGCGTCGCACCCAACCGTTTCGGGTAACGTGAACTCGAACCGTCCGGGCACCGATGCTGACCTGAACGAGACCTCTCTCGAGCAGGCTGTCATCGACATCGCAGCCTATGTTGATGAGCGCGGCCTTCTGATCGCTGCTCGTCCACGCAAGCTGATTGTGCCCCCGGCACTGATGTTTGTTGCCACCCGCCTGCTGGAAACCCAGCTGCGTACCGGCACGGCCGACAATGACACCAACGCTCTGCGTGTCATGGGTGCGATCCCTGAAGGCTACGGGGTGAACCATTATCTGACCGATAATGACGCATGGTTCATCAAGACGGACGTTCCAAACGGCATGAAGCACTTCGTCCGCGTGGCGATGCAGACCGCCATGGACGGCGATTTCGATAGCGGAAACGTCCGCTACAAGGCTCGCGAGCGGTACGTTTTCGGGACCTCTGATCCGCTTGGGATGTATGGCTCTCCGGGGGCATAAGCCTTAAAATGAAGTAGAAAGGCCCGCTTCGGCGGGCCTTTTCTTTTGACGCGAAGCTTGCTATATTACCAGCATACCTGACAGCGTGCATTGTGCCGCTGACCTACCCCAGACAGGAGATTCTCATGGGTACTTCAACTTTCAGCGGACCCGTCGTTTCGACCAACGGCTTCCTTGGCGACATCAAACTCCCCACGTTCACCGTCGCATCGGCGCCGTCGGCATCCGCCGCGGGTGCGGGCACACTCATCTATGTGTCCAACGGCGCGGCCGGTGCAGCGATCCTCGCCTTCTCTAATGGTACAGACTGGAAGCGCTCCGATACTGGCGCAACCATCACAGCGTCGTGAGGTGAGTCATGAGATGGACCCCTGCGAGTGAGGAAGAACTAGCCCGGCGCGGCATCGGAAAACCTACTAAAGAGGTGGTTGAAACGCCGCCGTCTCCGAAGCCAGTGAAGAAGCCTACGAAGGCGAAGGAGTAAGCCATGCCATCATCCGACATTAAGATGAAGCGCGTCACGACGACGGGAGCTCTTCTCGTTGGTCGTGCGCGTCTGCGACAGGTGCAAGTTACTACGACCGGCGCCGCGCGCTTGACCATCACCGACGGCGTTGGCGGCGCGGTTCTGCTGGACCTCGACTTTGTCACCGATAGCACCCACATCACCAACATTCCCGATTTGGGAATCCTGTCGGCGAATGACCCCGCAGTGAGCGTGCTGACGAATATCAGTGCCGCCACCATCTATTACGCCTGATGGCCAAATCCCCGGCGTGGACCCGCAAAGAAGGCAAGAGTGCCAAAGGCGGGCTTAACGCCAAGGGGCGCGCTTCATACAACAAGGCCAATCCCGGGAAGCCGGGGTTGAAGGCCCCCCAGCCAGAGGGAGGTTCGCGTCGCGACAGTTTTTGCGCTCGAATGACGGGCATGAAGAAGAAGCTGACGTCGAAGAAGACGGCGGCTGACCCGAATAGCCGGATCAACAAAAGCCTGCGGGCTTGGAAATGCTGACATGACAATCTCCCGCTCAAACATGAGCCAGCAGCTGAAAGGCACCCGATGAAGAAGCCCGTCAAGAAGGCCGACGAGAGCAAGATGTCCAACAAGGACCGCTTTCTCGCCATGATCGAGAAGAAGAAGAAGAAGCCTGCGAAGAAAAAGGCCAAGTGATGGCCAAGACCCCCGCAAAATCCAAAGTCAACGAGGCTGGGAACTACACCAAACCCAGCATGCGGAAACGCTTGTTTGGCACGATCAAGGCGGGGGGCAAAGGCGGCTCGCCGGGGCAATGGAGTGCGAGGAAGGCTCAGATGCTTGCCAAGCAGTACAAGGCCTCCGGCGGGGGCTACCGTGATTGAGGCAGACCTGCGGAGCTGGTCGCAAGAGGTCTTGGAGGCGCCAAACCCCCATCTCAGCGGGATGCCCGCCTGCCCCTTTGCAAAGCGAGCATGGAAAGATGGAAAAGTCCTTGTTGTCGAGGCCCCCGACATTCTCCACGAGAGTCGCAAGCAGTGCGCCGCGTTCTCTAGCTCAGGCAAAGACCTGATCGTTGTGGCCTCGTACACCCTGCCGGATCGGAGTGCCCTGCACGAGTTTGCCCTTCAAATGCACCAAGAGTTCCCCGCGCTGCATTGTATGGAGTTCCACCCTGACTACGACGCAGGGGACGCCGAACTCGATTTCCTAACCGACAACACATGGGCGAGCGCCGTAGACGAGCCCTACTGCATGCTGTTTATTCAAGATCTGCGCACCGTTGTTGCTGCTAGTGACAGGTTGGCGCAATTAGGATATTATGAGGTGTACCCCCCTGACGAGTATGAAGCTCTCGTCGCCAATCGCAAACGGAGATTGTCCCATGATGAAACCTAAAGCCATGAAACGCGGCGGCATCACGAAGATGATGCGCGGCGGCATGACCCCGGCGCCGATGCCGATGCCTATGAAAAAAGGCGGCGATGTCAAAAAAGCCAAAGCCATGAAGCGCGGCGGCATGACCCCGCCGGCGATGCCGGCGCCGATGCCTATGCAAAAAGGCGGCGGTGTCAAAAAAGCCAAAGCCATGAAGCGCGGCGGCATGACCCCGCCGGCGATGCCGGCGCCGATGCCTATGCAAAAAGGCGGCGGTGTCAAAAAAGCCGCCGCGCGCCAGCATCTC